AATAATCATCATATATTAGGTCTAAAGGAAAAAGTATTTTAGTTTTGAACACATAGCTGTCAGGAGGCAGTTGCTTTAATGTGATGAAATATTTTTCATAGTAATTTATAGCATTTATTCTATCTAACACTCCTTCAGTTCCATATGCGATTGCAGTAGCAAGTATATCAAATGGTAATGTGGAATTCTTATATTTTAAAATTATATATCTGTGCAATATATAGCGAGGGGCATAAACAACAGAGTATGCTATTTCTTCCAGTTTTATAGCTTGCAATTCCAATGGATACTGTTTACATTCTTCAATACAAGAGTCAATATATTCGGTATCATAAGAAGAAAGGTTAGTTAAATCATAACTATAAGTTCCTGGAATTATATTACTATGGTTATAAGGTGTATCATCAGAAGTGTAACTATTCAAATGCTCAGCAATATCGTCATTTAGATAATCTTCATCCTCATATGTAGTATCACAATTGTTATCTGTATTGATAACAAAATAACTAAGTAATTTTTGAATAAAATCTTGTAAAAACATAATGTGTTCCTTTAATTAGAATGTGTAAAAATTTCAACAAGTTGAACATTTTTATCTAATCTGTCATAATCTCCATTTTTAATGTGTTTCAATTCGTGATGATAAGCCAACATTAATTGTTCCATTGAGTGTCTGGCATTTAAGACTATTGTATAGGTATTATCATCACAGCAAACAGTATATGCCTTAATTGTAGTAGGCATATCTACATATAAAATATTAGTATCCAATTCCTCACCCTCTTATCTATTTAATCATTTTTGTTAGACATTCTGTCAATCATCTCCTTAACAAATTCAATATCTTCTTTCTTTACCTTGCGTGATGCATCAAACAATACTTTATAGTCAGGGTTCTCATATAAGAACTGAGCCATATCCCTTGCATCATCATTAAGGTAGTAAGTTTCTTCTTCGTTGAAATTAGATTTGTCTTCTAGCAAATCAGATTTATTAATGTGGAAATAATCAGCTAGAATTTGCACCTTATCCATTCTTGGTAGCTTTTCGCCAGTACACCAATTAGATATAGTAGATGAACTGAAACCTAAGTCGTTAATTAAATCGCTTTGCTTCTTGTTATATTTATTCATATAGTATCTTAAATTCTTTGAAAATATTTTTTTATATTCATTTTCAGACATTATGCACACCTCCTTGTAAAGATAGATTACCACTAAAGCGAGAAAAAAGCAACAAAATGTTATAAAAATCTCGCTAAAAGGGTTGACACCTCGCTAAAAGCGAGATATAATACAATCATCAAAGGAAAGGAGAAAAACGAAATGTCTAAGAAAAAGAAAGCAAAGAAAAAGCTGTCTACCAAAGACATAATTGAATTAATCATAAAAGCCGTTATCGCCATAGCCGCTTTGATTCAAGCAATTAAGTCATAATAAGTAGACAGCAGAGGGGAGGGGCGGAAGCCCCGAACCCTTTGCATAATCTTAGCATAGCGTTTTAAATAAAGCAATGAAAAATATAAACAATGTAACAATTATGCTTGTACTTCTTCTTATTATGGCTCAGCTTGGAAACTGGGGAATTGCTTGGAAAATTATAGTTGGAGCTTGTGCAGTATATGATTTGATATTGATTATATTGAAGTTGTGTAAGCATAGCAAGTAATGAATATAGCTGACCTAACGGCTATACGGGGAAGAAAGGAGCATATAAGAGTAAATGGAAAAATTACAGATTAGTCTGGCAGCAGCTAGAGTTAATGCAGAATTAACACAAAGTCAAGTTGCTGAAATAATGAAAGTTGACCGTTCAACTATAAGACGTTGGGAAAAAAGCGAAAAAATACCTAATTATGATGAAACTAAGAAACTTTCAGAAATATATCATATACCGATAGATTGTATTTTTTTGGTAAAAGAACTCGCTAAAAGCGAGAAGAATTATTCCAAGCAAGTAATATAACAAGGAGGTGAGAGATTGAGTGTGTTGATACCACTGGTGATTTTATATGTATTAGCGGGTATATGTATTTTCATAATGAAAAAAATACAGCACGATAACAAAGTGTATTTCTTATATGTTGTATGGACTGTATTGGTGTGTATAGCAATTACAATTTTTGTAGTTACTTACGGATATTGTAAATAGGGAGGTGCATAGAGATGACTTTGTTACTTATGGCTACAACACTAATATGTGCAATAGGTTGGATAAAGAACAGAATAGATAAACTGATATTATCGAATTACTTGATAAGAAAAAACATTCACCCAACTAACAAAGAGTTAGATGAATGTTCAAGATTTGTTATTAACAAGATATTTCATATTAAGTAATAGAACAGGGAGGTAAGAGTGTGAAGACACAATCAATAACGGAGCTTCCAGATAAATTAGAAAGTTTGTATGTAGATGCACAGAATAAGATATTTCTACTTAATGGAAAGCCAATAGGAGCAGGAATAGAGTTTATACAGATTAATTTTGATGGAACTAAGTGGGGAGTAACTATGGAATGTGCGGCAAAAGTGATGAAAGAAATCGGCACATATAGCAAGGATGGAGAAAAACTCAGTTAGTAAGTAACATACGAGGAGGTGAGACAGTGTTCTTAGATTACAAAGAAATAAAAGAATTTATAGAACACAAAGGTTATAAACAGTCAGTAATTGCCAAAAAGATTGGAATGTCAAGTGTAAAGCTGAACCAGATACTAAGCGGTAATCGCAAATGTGAAGCTGGGGAATATGCTGGAATATGTAAAGCATTAGATGTTCCATATGAAAAATTTATAAAAGAAGGCTGATTTGTATTTAATTCAAATCAGCCCAGCACCTGGATTAAAGGGATTTTTCTAAGTGATAAGTGAAGCCACTAGGATTGTTTGGAAAAAAAGATAGGGCAACAATCTTATAACCTAATTTAATCCATTTATCAGCAAGGTGCTTAGAGTAAGCAAGTCTTTTCAAGATAACACCGCCTTTCGCTTTGTTATAGATAGACAAGTTACATATCTATGATAAATGGTGTTATATCGAAAAGTAATATAAATATTATTAAAAACGATATTTAAGGAAGTGATATAAGATGCACAAAACTAGCTATTCACATAATTTTAACCATTTTACAGGAAAGAAATCGAAAATAAGAAAATGGAAAAAGGACAAGAGCAAAGTTAAACATAAGCACATTAATAAATACTTGGAGGTAAAGAAATGAATATAACAGCAATAGCAATAACAACTATTATCTGCATTGCATTGACGTCTATATGCAATGATGGAAAGAGAAAATAAGAAAAGGCAGGGACAACATTAATAACAGGCTGTCCACATTGTAGTTGATCATTCTGCGATTAAAAAGTAATTAAGACAATCAGTGTTGGCATATAAGAAAGTAACCAAACAAGAGGTGAAGCGTATGAACATAGTAATAAAGATTATGGAAGGCGACAAGATAATAGAACATAAGTCACTGTCTACAGAACAGAAAAAAGAATATGGACAGAAGTTAAATGAGCAGGCATTAGCTGCGGCAGGTTATGTTAGAAAGGAGTAATGGCGTGTTATATGCACAGGCACAAGAGCACTTTGAGAAAGAGCAAAGAGACACGAACTGGATAACATCTTTTGTGGCAGTTCCGTATAATAACCTGTATGACAGATTATTCAGGCTGGCAGAAGAGTATGGAAAGATAAAGGCGGAAGTCTATATAGATAAAACAATAACAGACACTATATATGTAAAAGTAAGCAAAGTATAGATGAATAATAGAAAAAGAGCTGGTACAAGGAATACCGGCTCTTTCTCAAAACACATATAGATAAATCTCATATTTATTATATGTGTAAGTTCACTGAAAGTCAAGCGGGCGCAGGCTCGTCTTTGTAACTTTATAAATATATTAAAGTTAGGACATTTAAGGAGACAGGTATGGCTTACAGAAAAGATGTATGGCACTTCCCTGGCTCTAATGAGTATGAGTACAAATTTATTGGTAATTATGGAGCTAAGGGCGAGAAACGCCATAAAAGACAGAAAGCAACACAGGAGCAGATTAGAAAGCAGAACCAGAGAAATAAAGAAAAGAGAGTAAGAAGATTAATAAAAGCAAACTTTAAGGAGGGAGATCTATGGACAACACTAAAGTATCCGAAGGGAACAAGGAAAAGCATCGACGAAGTAAGGAAAGACCTTAACAGCTTCTTAAGAAGTCTCAGGACAAGATATAAGAGTATTGATGAGATTGTGAAGTATATATACAGAATTGAGGTAGGAGCACTCGGAGGTGTGCATATACATATCCTTATAAACAGGGTTACAGGTGCAGATAAGATTATAACAAAGTGCTGGGAAAGGTTTGGACACGTTAACTATCAGAACATATATGAAACTGGCGGATATGCAGATCTGGCTGAATATATCGTTAAACAGCCGGAAGAAAATACGGAAGAATATGAACAGCTTAATATGTTCAGCGTACAGGAACAGAAAGAACTTGTTAAGTATTCCTGTTCAAGGAATTTGGTACGTCCTGAGCCAGAACGCACTGATTACAGCAGAAGGACGATGAGAAAGATTATAGAAAATGGTCCGGAGCCGACACCAGGATATTTTATAGATCCATTGTCGATAGTAATGGGGACAAACCCTTATACAGGAATGAATTATCTGCATTATACAGAGTACAAGCTATTACGATTACAGGATGACCCATAAGGAGGAGCAATGAGACAGGTAAACATATATACAGCAACAACCTTTAAGGGACTAAATGTACAGAATGGCATTATAGGCTACATATTGGAGCTTGTAACAGACACGGAGCCGATAACACTGGACAGCACAGAACTGCTGCACGATATGAAGCCTAATAGGGCAGAACTAATAGCAGTTATTAAAGCACTACAACGGATGAAAGAAAAATGTGAACTGGTTATATATACAGAGTCTCCTTATGTGGCAAATGCTTTTAATGCTGGCTGGCCAGACAAGTGGAAGCAGAATAATTATAAAACAGCAAAAGGCGGTGATGTGGCAAACGCAGATGAATGGATAAAGCTGGATGAACTGCTTGCAGGACATAAGTATGAATTTCGCCTGCAAGAGGAACATTCATACAGAAACTGGTTAAAAGGACATATAGAAAAAGTAAAGGAGTATGAAGATGTTTGATATATTCGGAGAGTTTAACAGTGCAGAAGAAGTAAACGAAGCGGCAGCAGCACAATTACAGGAAGGTGATACTGATGCAGTTATGACAATAGCAAGAGAAAATGGCATAGATGAAGATGATGCGCAGGACTATATAGATGGAATGGTGGATAAATTATGTTCTCCGCTTATGGCCGCATTTGGAAAAATAGAGGTTGAGACAGAGGAGCTACAGCCTAAAGAGATAATAGAAGACTGGGTTACCTACATAAAAAAGAGGTGTACAGAGTGCGAAGATATGGCTGTGGCGGTAAGAACAAAAGGTAAGAGCATTAAAGGCTGTATAGCGGCACTTCTAAAATGGAGTTTCACCAATTCGTATGATGTAGACAAAAATATAGTAAAACAGGCGGGCATAAGAAATAGCAATGTAAAAATGGGTATCCCCGGAATGGCAACAGCGTACAGGCTTATAGATGAATATTATCTTGGAGGCAGCAGATAGTGAAAAAGCAGAAAATATTAGCATATGAAGGCAGAATACCTGTATCAGATAGAGAACTGACAGCAGCTGTTATTGATATTGATAATAAAAAGCATCTGATAATAGACCTTTATATCGCTAGGACAATAAAGTACAGAATGGCAGTGAATGACAAAGAATATGCACATTTTAATTATGAAAATCAAAAATGGGACTGTATATCAACTTGCTGGAACAGGCCATATTCAGGAGAGTTGAGTAAAGCTAGTATAGACAGAGTGGATAAGCAGTTATTAAAAGAATGGTATGCAAAGGAAATACCTGCTGGCTGGGATAACGAAGATTTAATCTATGCAATAGAGCAGAAAGCATTTGATATTAAAACATCAGAAAGAATGTTAAAAGAAGAAAATGAAAAAGAAAAGTTATTTGCTATTATGCCTCAAAAACCAAAGTTCTTAGATGAAACTATTAACAGGTACATAGAAGCTGGAAATATTATTTATTACAAGCGCAATGGTAGTTATGCAGATTATTATTGCTGTCAGTGTGGAGAAAAATTTACAAGGCGAATAAAAGCCACAGAAGCTTATGCAGGTCCTTCGGTGGATATTGTGCCACGAAGATATCAATCAAAAGAGTGTCCAAAATGCAAAAGAAAAGGGACACTGCTTAACTGGGGGCGTGCAAAGATTACAAAACAGGAATTTGAAGTGCTTTTGTATCAGGTGGCAGAAGATGAAACGCTTGTAATAAGAGCCTACGCAGTAAGAGCAGTACGAAGCCCAGGCAGTGTATTAACTAAAAAGATATGGGAGTATGGCAGGGAGTTCTTAAGAAGAGATTATGAGAGGATATATGACAATAGCTGTAATACAGGAAAATGGTGGAAGAGTAAAAAGCTTGACATATACAGGTCAGGCAAGCTGTGTGAAGTTAATTACAGTGAGGCAGTTGAAAAAAGTGATTTAAGATACATCCCAGCAACAGCATATAAGCTTATAAGTGAGGTAGGTGCAAGAGAGGAAAGGCATATACTGGCCAGATATGATACTCTTACTGCTTATGCACACGCACCGCAGATAGAGCAGTTATACAAAATAGGCCTTATGCAGATATGCAGGAGGTTAGTTTTTGCGAATGGACAAACAAGAGATATTAATAAAAAAGCAAAAACAGCCGCAGGAATTTTAAGAATAACAACTGAACAGTTAAGGTATTTAAGAGAGTCCGAACAGGAACTGCTTGCATTAAGCGTAATTAAAATTATGAATTACAGAAAAATACCATTTACACAGCATAATGCAGAGATTGTTACAAGATTGTATATAGCTGCACCTACGGAAGATAAGCTAAAGCACATTTTAAAGTACCAAAGCCCTGAAAAGCTATTGAACTATCTTAATAAGAATATACCAGAACACGCCATTCTGGCAGATGCTATTACAGAATATGATGACTACTTAAGAGCGAGGGAAGCTAATGGAGATGATCTTAGTAATACAGTGTATTTAAGACCGAGAGAACTTCACAAAACATACATAGAGTTAAGAGAGAAGATGGAACGTGCAAAGAGTGCCAAATACGTTAAACAGATGAATGAGAAATATGCAAAGATAAAGGTTAATTCAGCGAAAGTTACAACAAAATATACCTGGCAGCAGTCGGGACTGCTTATAAGACCAGCAAGAGATGCAGGAGAAGTTGTTATGGAAGGACGTATTTTACATCATTGTGTGGGTGATGACCATCAGAGGTATTTAAGCAACTATAACCAGAATAAAGCAATAATACTTGTAATAAGGCACGAAAATGAGCCAGATAAACCATATATTACAGTGGAATATGAAAATAACAAGGTACAGCAGTGGTATGGAATAAGGGATACCAAGCCAGACAAAGAGACAATAGACAGCTTCTTAAAGGCTTATGTAGCTCACATTGCAGGAAAGGCAGGGAAAGCAGGATGAATGAATTAGAAGAAATTAGGAATTATGATGAATATAAGACGGCACTTGATAAGCAGATGAAAGAAACTGCTGAGGGGTTCGTAAGAATTGGCTATCTGTTAAAGCTGGCAAGAGATACAGATATTCTAAAATGGTCTGCATATACTAACGTAATCGAATTTGCCAGGGTGGAGTATGGTCTGGATAAGACAATGGTATCACGTTTTATAAGCATTAATGACAGGTTCTCGGAAAATGGCAACAGTCCAGTGCTTAAGACGTCATATAAAGGTTTTGGGTATGCCAAGCTTGTTATTATGCTCCAACTTCCAGATGAACTTAATGAGGAGCTTACACCAGAGTATTCCAAGAGGGAAATACAGACACTCAAAGCGGAAGTTGATGAGGAAAAGAAAATAAGTGATCTGGAAGTATATGCTGAGGGCACAGATACCGAAAAGACAGAGCTTGAGCAGATTATATACAAAATATGTGAAGAGAATATAGAGGTATATGAGAGCATATATAATGCAGTTACGCACGAGAAATTAAATGTTGACAACATTGTAGATATATTCGCACCTGCGGGAGATATGATTTATTCAGTACGAATACAGGGAGCAGGAAGAAAAGCAGTTTCTTTCAAGCAGGGAGAAGATATAGCAGTTGTAAGCCTTAGGACAGCAGAGAAGGATACATACAATCCACAGGAAGTATACATTGCCACAATGAACATAGCAGGCAGGAACATAATAAATAGTGAGGCCGATGCCAAGACAATATGGCAGCATATATATGCTAAAGAATATCCTGAGAAAAAACCCCTAGTTGCACCGGTGCAACACAGTTCCAAAGCTGATATAAAAAAGTCAGAAAAGAAAACAAAGGTTGTAAAGGCAAAGCAGGAGGAAATCCACGATATAGAAAAGACAGTTCCCAAATCATCTCCTATAGAGACAAAGGAACCTGAAAAGCCGATAAAGACAGAAGCTGAGCCTGTAGCTGAGCAGGTTGAAGGACAGAAGAATATTGCAGATTATCCTGATGTTATGCCAGTAGAACGTGTTGAGGGGACAGTTGAGTCTCTCACATCAGAAGCTGATATAAAGAACAATATTATAACTGCAGCATCAAATATTAAATTCACATTGGAAGCTAACAGTTATATTACAGACAACATTATAGACAGGCTTATAGCATTAGCAGAAAACATAAAGACAGAGCTTGAACAGCTAAAAGGAGGCAGCAGATGAAAGTATATATAAGTTTACCAGTAACAGGAACATCCGACTATAAGGAGAGATCAGAGGCAATCGAAAAAGTTCTTACAGAGCAGGGACATACAGTAATTAACCCGGTAAAGGTGTGTGAGAACCTTCCCAAGGATACAACACACAAAGAAATTATGAATATATGTATTTCTATGCTTGATATGTGTGATGTGGCAGTATTTGCACCAGGGTGGGAACATTCAACAGGCTGTACGCTTGAGATGTGCAGGGCAATGAATAATAGAATTACAATTGGTTTTGTAGGAGAGTTAGAAGAGAAATGGGAAAATCAAAACAGGCAAGAGCACACGAATTTACAGAAAAAGCAAGAAAGGAAATCTATGCAAGAGACTTCGGCCAGTGTATTTTCTGCATTAAGAAATACAATATGCAGGGTTCAACGTGGTATTCACAGCAAATACTAAGCGTTATGCACTATATACCAAGGTCAGCAGGCGGCTTAGGAATACCTCAGAATGGAGCTATAGGATGTCAGTTTCACCATAATATGTTAGACAATGGAAATCAAGGAAAGAGAAAGGAGATGTTGGAGATATTCAGACAGTATTTGCAGGAGCTTTATCCGGAATGGAATGAGGATGAGCTTGTATACAGAAAATGGTGAAAAGGGAGGCGATTCATAATGTTAACATTGCCAATCAAGAAAAAAATGGTTTGATATGATTGCTTCAGGTGAGAAGAAAGAAGAATATAGAGAAATAAAAGAATATTATGAAACACGTTTTCAGAATCTTTTTGGTGCGATAACAATATACCCATCAAGTATTTTTAGCGAAAGATATGAGTATGAATTGCTACAAGGCAATGACGTTCCAGAGGAAATAAGACAAGATAGAGTACAAGAGATAATTTTTCGTAATGGATATTCTAAGAATTCTCCTCAGCTTAAATGTAAATGCATATTACGACTAGGAAAGGGTAAAGAAGAATGGGGAGCTGAAAAAGGAAAAGTGTATTATATAATTGAAATTTTGGAAAAAGAAAAGTTTGATAAAGAGATTAGTATGAAACAATGATAGGTCAGTTAAAGTTTGAAGAGTGTATGACATTTAAAGAAAAAATGGAAGCACAAGGGTGGCATAATTGCTATGATGCAGAACCAGATAAGCCAGGAATATATCAGATATACAGACGGAACGGAAGTAAAGGAAAGGCATATTACAAAGGCAATCATATATGGCAGCAGTTAACTAATAATGGCTGGGATTTTACTTGGTGGAGAGAGATGAAAGGAAGTGATTATATTGAAAGAAGTTAAACATTACATATGTGAGATATGTGGAACAGAATACAATGATAAAACCAGAGCACAGCATTGTGAAAAAGGACATTGTAAGCCATTGGAAATAATAAAGGAACGTTATTTAAGTGTAGGTTATGACGCTAAGGGATATCCATTAGAAATAACAGTAAAGATGGCGGATGGCACAGAACAGAAATACAGGAGATAAAAGAAAAATAGAACTATTAACAAATACTTATTCAATACAAAATAATATCACACAAAAAAAAGAGAAGCTGATAGCCTAATTCCAATTACCACGCTGTCAGCTTCCTTTCTCAAAAACAGAACATATGTATTGTATCATAGATATATATATTGTGCAAGAAAATTATAAAAATGAGAAGGGAAGTAAAGAGAATATGGCAAATATAAAAAGTAAATTAGAGCAGTATCGTAGTCTGGTAGAGGAAAGCATAGAAGTGGATATAAAAATAAAAAATATTAAAAGAGAGATAGATGAATTAAAAGCATTAGGTGAGGTTATAGATACAGTCACAGGTGGAAATGGTGGGATACAGCATTTTACGATTAAAGGTGTTCCAACGCCAGCGTATACCAATAAATTAAACAGATTACAGCTTAGCTTAATTACCAGGCAGCAGTTGTTAGATAAAATAGAAAGCCAGAAGAATGACATAGAAAGTTTTATATGTAGAATAGAGAATAGTATGATAAGAAGAATGCTGGAATATAGGTATATGGAAGCTATGAAGTGGAGTGAAGTTGCTAAAAAGATGGGAAAGACATATACAGCTGATTATTGCCGTGTAACGTGTGATAGATTTTTAAAGGGATATAATAAATAATTTGTTCGTTTTTTTCGCTAAAAAGATGATAATATTTAAAATGACAGAAATTGGGATGGCAGCTATACGTTTGTGTATAGCTGTTTTTTGATAATAATAAAATGGGGAGAGAGGTGATGAGCGTGACGAATTATGAATTGGCTGAGCAGGACTATATAGCTGGTATGAAATATAAAGAGATTGCTGAAAAATACAATGTAAGTATTAATACTGTTAAGAGCTGGAAAACAAGATATGGATGGCAAAAAAGTGTGCACACAAATGATAAAAAAGTATGCACACAAAAAAGAGATTATAGTGTTGTAAGAAAAGAAGCTGCTGTGACAGAGGTTGAAGACGTATTGGAAAATATGGATTTAACTGATAAACAGCAGCTTTTCTGTTTGTATTTTATAAAGTGTTTTAATGCAACCAAAGCTTATCAGAAAGCCTATGGCTGTAGTTACAATACGGCAGCAGTCGAGGGGTGCCGTCTCCTTAAAAATCCTAAGATAAAAGACCTGATAAGAACTATGAAGCAGGAGAGGTTTACAAAAGATTATCTAACACAGGAAGATATATTCCAAAAATATATGGATATAGCATTTTCAGATGTAGGCGATTATGTGAGATTTGGAAGAAAACAAATGCCGCAGTGGCGTGAAGAAAATGGAGAGTATGTTCCTGTTATAGACCCCAACACAGGAAAGCAAAAGATAATTGAATATAACTATATAGATTTAAAGGAGTCAGAAGAAATTGATACAAGCATATTAGCAGAAGTTTCTGATGGAAAATCAGGAATAAAGGTTAAAATGCAGGACCAGTTAAAGGCTCTTGAGTGGCTTAGCACACATATGGATATGGCTACACTTGAACAAAGAGCAAAGATAGACCTGCTTAGGGCACAAAAAGATAAAATTCAGCAGCCGGATAATGAGGGAGAAGATGAAAGCGTGGTGATTATTAACGATGTCTGAGATTAGAATAAGTGACCTGATAATACCGAAGTACAGGTCATTATTTAACAATAGGCAGTATAAGCACATAATACTTACTTCTGGACGAGCAGGGACTAAATCCAGTTATGCAGCAATAAGAGGAGATTATGAGCTTGTAGCTGGAGAAAAGAGTTCTGTTGTTGTCCTAAGAAAACATCACAACAAGCTTAGAAAAACTGTCTATAAGGAGATGCTTAGAGGTATAAGCAGATTACAAATTCCAAAGAAAAAATTCAGGATAACTAAATCTCCAATGGAAATAACCTATCTTAAAAATGGCAATACAATGTATTTTGCAGGCTCGGATGGTATAGATGACACAAAAGGTATCATCGATGAAGAGAGACCAATAAAACTTGTAATCATAGATGAAGCTACGGAGTTTTTTGATGATGGAGAGGGAGAAGATGAAATACTAAACATAGAAGCTACATTCGCAAGAGGGAATAATGGTGGATTTCAAATGATATATCTGTATAATCCACCGAAAAATCCCAATGCACCTATAAATGAATGGGTAAAAAAGATGGAAAAACGTCCAGACTGTATACATATCCATACAGACTACAGGGATGTACCAGAGGAATGGATAGGAAAAGATCTGATTGAAACAGCAGAGGCATTGAAAGCGGTAGATGAAAAGCAATACAACTGGATATGGCTTGGGCAATGTGTAGGAATAGAGGAAATTATCTACTATATGTTCAAGCAGGATATGATAGTACAGCCGCAAAGAGCTGCATATCCAATAGCAATAGGAATTGATTATGGACAGATGAATGCTACAACATACCAGGCATTTGGACTGGATAAGAGCAAAAAGAAATTCAGAGGGCTTAAAGAATATTATTATTCTGGCCGTGATACAGGTAAACAGAAAAGCCCATCGGAATATGCAGAAGATTTTAAAGATTTTTTTGAAAATTTACAGGAGATGTATGGAATAAGGACTGCTTATGTATTTATAGATCCTTCTGCAAAAGGTCTGGCAGAGGAAATAAGAAGAAAATGTCCGGTTATAAAAATAGTTGATGCCCAGAATGATGTACAGCTTGGAATAGCAAGAACACAAAAGCTTATGAGCTATGGAATATTAGAAGTAAGTCCGGAACAGGAAAATTTAATACACGAGGCAGGAATATATGAATATGATAAAAAGTCCATAGAGGCGGGTAAAGAAGTACCAGTAAAAACAAATGACCACTGTATGGATGCAATGAGATATGCAGTTATGGGAATGTGGAAGTATGTAAGATACTTTCTTCCTAAGGCAGAACAGGAGGATTAAATAATGGATATAACAAAGTTTTTAGCTGAATTAGGATATGACACAGTAGATAAAGGATTTTACTCTCTTATAGATGTGTGGAAGAGCTGGTACAGGTCTAAAGTGGCAAGGTTCCACACATACAGAGTGTATTCCGGTAACAGCTATATAAAATGTAAAAGAAATGCTATGGGAATGGCAAAGAAGGTTGCGGAGGATATTGCAGATATGCTGCTCAATGAGCACGTTAATATAACAATAGCAGATGAGGCAACAGATGAATTTGTTAAAAAAGTTCTTAGCAGTAATAACTGGCAGCAGATGGGTAATAATTACCAGGAGAAAAAAGCGGCATATGGAACAGTTGCATATGTTCCATATATACAGGATGCCATTGCCAACGAGGAGACAGGTGAGATAGAAAAGGGCACTGGTAATATTAAAATTGACTATATAACAGCAGAAAACATCTATCCATTATCTTGGGAAAATGATTATGTGACAGAGTGTGCATTTGTATTTCCTAAGACATATAAGAACAGAAATTACGCTGTAATACAGATACACATAATTGAAAATGGTGAATATGTAATACATAACCATCTTGTGGAAACAACCAAAGGAGCAGGAACAGAGATAGAATGTTCACGCTGGAAGGATATGCGCCCATTTGCAACATTGATACCGGTTATTAAGACTGGTATGGCA